TTCGCGGTGTCTAGGTTTCGTTTCACGGTAAGATCGGCAATCACCTTGATGATGATCTGTTCGATAGAAGATCGAATATTGGGGTCGGCCAACATCGCCGAAATAAGACCTGTGAGAATCAGTTCTAGTTCTGGCATACTAATTTTGCCTCTGTAGCTTAATGGTTAAAGCCCGCATGAATAGTGTCCTAGGCACCATGCCAGATGTCAGTTCGAATCCGACCGGGGGCACCGATTTAAACACCGCAACCACCTGTGCATTCATTACGAAACATATCTAACTGGTTCAGTTCAGAATCTAAATCAACCTGATCAAGAGGTAAACAATCTCTATGCAAAAAAATATCACAATCGAATCTAGATTTTTTTCTCATGTTTTTATCAAATTCGATTGCAGCAACCCAAGACTGATGATCGTTATCTCTCATATTTCTCCACGATCTATTGTCTCTGAAGGGACAAACATAACAGGCGCTTTTTGGGGGGGTTCCGTAACCTAGTTTTTCGAGATAAGAGACACAGTCGGATCTTGTGATTCTATTATCAACCAAAGGGTATTCGTGCTCTGCCCAAGGAACATCGCTTATACTCATTCTCCGAGACTCATCTATAGAAATTCCCATGTGCAAAAATACATGGTGATTTTTTACTCTTTCTCCCTTTTCATACCCCAATCGTTCTCGAATCGCTTTCCTGACAGGGTAAATTTTATATTCTGCCGTACACTGTCTTCGGGCCATTCCAATAGTCCCGTCTAGTTTTTTCGCAAAAAAAGGCATCGCTGCGAATCTAGATCCAGATAGGGCATCTTCAATGATGTTTCCTTTTGAGACGCGGATAATAGGGAAGGAAACTTTCGTTTCCATGTAGTTCAGCCAGTCGTAGACTTCTTTGGGCTCAGCTTGAGTATCAGCAAATACGGCAAAATCAATCTTGCTTTCAATTTCACCTCTTTCCGCCATGATAGCCAAAGCAGAAGATTGGACGCCAGCTCCGAACGAGAGGACGTTAATAATCCTCATGTATCCCCACATGATCGTGCTGACAGTACGGACAATCGCGCTTCGCCCGGTCGAACGACTCGTCGAGCTCATCACCTCTCCACCAACGAATGAATCGTTTGAACCAGTTCATCGGTTGACCTGGGGCACGCAGCTACATTTCGGCTTCAGACAACAAATACATTTACGCATAAAACCACGTCATCAGCCCCATGGCTGCTCCGAAACAATAGAACAAGAAGTCCTTCAGATTCGAACCCCGAACGTCCGCGTCTTCGAAGTGTTGGTCATACCAAAACTCTTTGATCGCTGCCAAGGCGATGAAGGCGGGAACGAAGTAGTAAAGGACATGGTTTCCCCAAATATGGGCCGGTACATAGACTACCACCACGCCGGCTAACATGTGTGCATTTTGAGCTACGGAATCAAGCTCTTTTGAAGTTACAGCCATAACAGTTCTCCCATTCATATCTATTTTTATAGTGACAATGTTTACAGACCCATCCCTCTTCTACTTCGTAATAAGCATTCGTTTCGAGGGGGGCTTGCGGTAGATCTCCAGATCCAATCCGTTCAAAACGGGGATCTTCGAGTAATCCACCAAACCCTTCGCTTCGCTCCATTTGATCTTGTAGTCGCCGCAAACACAATCAGTCGGCGCTAACTCCCGAATCTGATTGTTGACCATCTCATAAGCCATCGTCAAGGAGTCAATCTGGGCTTTCAATTCGAAGCGTTGGTTCAGGAGCGCGGTGAGATCCAGACGTTCTACGGGTGGAGTGACGACGAGTGGCTTACCCTCTTGAATTCTGGTCCAAAAGGCCAGAGCCTTGTCGAACATGATCTGTTGGTAAGTGGGATCGGGCTTCACACGAACCAGAGCGAAGTCTTCACTCTTACCGTCCCACGATACATAGTCGAGCTCCTCATAGCCGGATACGAAGAGAAGCCACTGAACCTGGGGGTAATAAACGGCTGGGATCTCCCCGATCATTGCTTTCTGGTGAGAGTCCTTCCCTGGACACTTAATTTCTAATACGCGTCGGTCGATGTGGTTCAGACCATCGAAGCTTGCTCGCGCCCAAGGGTACTGAAGATGCTCCATGTTAGTCGCAGGATAGAGTGATCCCATCTTCTTTTCGTACATCTCTCGGGCGATGGGTTCGAGCTCCTGCCCGCGACGAGTCGCCCAATTTCCTTCGAACTTCCCTCCTCCCTGGTCGGTCTTCTCCAGGTAGAGTTGGTCAATGTTCTTCCAAGGCGACACTCCCATGATCACCGGCATATCGGAAGATCCGAGTCCCTTACCGCGCCATTGGTGCCAGTTCTCTTTACTTTCGTTCAGCCAGTCCATGTGACAACCTTACTTTCTTTACGAACCGTTCAGCCCCATCGAGGGAAGTCACCCAAGCGGCCGACCCCCCCATGAGGTTTATTTTTTTAATGAAGCCCATCTGTTCCATCGTCGGTGTATTACCGGGAAGCTTGACTTCAATTGCTAGTGAGATCCCACCTACACCCAACGTCTGCTTTCGTCCATCGTAAATTCCAAGAATATCGGAAATTCCTTTGGGAGCGAATCGGGAGCGGTTTCGGAAGCCACCAATCGACTCATCAAAAACACCCATCGAGTAGTTCTTCCAGCAAAAGAATCCCTTCTCCCGGTTAATGTAGTCGAGGATGAGGGCTTCTAAATCACGTTCACTCATAATTCAACCGATCAATCACCGTAAAACGGTCGTCATAGTGGTAAGTAATTGACTTAGGGATCTTCCTGGGTAGGAAGTTAACCTGGGACTCTACGTCGCTCTTGAGCTCACAGTCGAGCTCTTGGAGTCGCTTCAGGCACCGCTTAAACGCGTACTCAGACCCATACGAGAAGTATTCAGTCAAAGCCGATCCGAGAAGGTCCGTCGTGTTGTAGGTGATCTTGAGACAGATATTCCCCGCCTTCGAGACGTGCTTTCGAAACTCAATCCCAGTGATCCCCACCGTGTAGCTCTTTACCTTCCCATCGGACAGGAGAGGGACGGCTTCGGCGGCGGTCTTCGTGAGGTTCTTCGTTACGTCTCGGGGCTTGATTTCAAACTGGTGTCCACAATCGGGGCACTCAGTAACACTCAACTCCAAGTAGGAGAAACACGACGGACAGAACTTCATCTCAATCGGGGTGGCCTTCGCTCGCTTCTTATCCGGTACCATCGGGCGGTCTAGCGGGCCGAGGGTTTCAGCAACTCTCCCGTAATCGAGCACTAAGAGATCCGTCTTTCCTGGCGCTGGCCTTAGTCCTCGTCCCACAACCTGGACGTAGAGCACTGGCGAGCGAATCGGACGCATGAGAACGACACAATCAATCGGGGGGTGGTCGAATCCCTCTGATACGATGGACACGAATACCAAGTGTTTTCTCCATCCACTCATGAAGCTCGCCATGTGGGCGAAGCGGTCTTCATCGGATAACTTCGAATGAAACGGAACAGCGTCCGTCCCTATGGCTCTGGCAACAGCCTCGCAGTGGTCAATACTCGCACACGCCCATACCGCGCTCTTTCGGTATTCCATCCGAGAGAGTGCATCAGCGACTTGCCGCTCGATCAGGGGTTGATCGTCTACGAGTTTCTCCACGTCCTCTTGCATGTACTCACCCATACGGATGCGAAGACCTGACGTATCAAATTGGTGGTTCACCTTCTTCATCTTGGGAGGAACGAGATACCCCTTCGCGATCATCTCGGGGAGTTTCTTCTGATAGGAAATCCGATCGAACAGCTTTCCGGGTCCATAGATATACCCGTTCGCTCGGAACGGAGTCGCTGTGAAAGCGGCGATCTTGAGTTTAGGGTTGATCTTCTTGTTGGTCTCGATGAAGGAGATATATCTCCCCCCCTCTTGATCGACGTTATGAACCTCGTCTAAGATCACGAGATTCAGTCGGTCGAAGGGGACCGAGTAGACTGACTGGATACTCGCTACAGTAACTGAATTCGAAGTATCGTACCTCTCGTGACTCCCACAGTACTTCCCCACGATCCGGCTCATGGACTTCTGGATACGTTCCACCGTTTGTTCAAGAAGCTGGATCTTGTTGACAAGGATAATCGCCCGGAAGTCGGGGTGGCTCTCCATCGCTCGCTTCAGAAACTCGATGAATACTTCGGTTTTTCCAGTGCCAGTCGGAAGAACACAGAGCGCCGAGTGCTGATCAAACAGGTCACTCCAGATCGCATCAACGGCGTCTTTCTGGTACTGGCGAAGCTCGATCACCCGTACCTCACCCAAGCCTGGACTAACGGGCAGTTCGCATCGTTACAATATTGCTGGTAGATCTTCCAGGTCTCGGCAGGTTTCTTCGAGCGCCAGTATTTCACAGCCTCCTTCTGATCGAAATCCATTTGGGCGGCGTGCTTTTCTGCGGCGATTACCATCAAATGGCTCTGTATCCAGGCGTCTTCCACCGTTTCGGGCTGGTTGGCGGCAAGGAGAATCGAAGCAGTCCAGATCGCTGCTTCGAACTCATTCGATACGAATCCGTCTCGACTCGTCTGAAGATGGGGATAGAGACCCTGGAGATTCTCCAACCAGTGGGGCTTGAGCCAAGTGAATTGGTCCTTGTTATTCAACATGCCTTCGGCGACGTAGGGAAGGCACCCCGCCTCTAACGAGTCGTCGATCTTAATTGGATGGTAATGCCCGAAGTCGGCTGTGTACCATCCTGGGGATTTCTCAAACGCTTCGATCCCTTTCTGATAAGCCACGCGCTCGGCGAATGAGAGATCGTCGGATGCCAAGTAGAGAAGCTGTCCGGTGGACCCCAGGCAATTTTCATTGGCGATCGTTTGGGAACTCAAGACCGATCCGCCATTGGGGGCGGCGAAGGTGTAGGGGGTTAGATTCACACCGCCTCCTTCACCAACACCACGGTGACTGCCGTGGGGTATTGTTTCTTGGCTTCAACTAGAGCGTTGAATTTCGAGTCGGCCTTCACGTTCCCTAGCCAATTACCGGACACGTCGTACGCTGCGTATGAATTCATAGTTTCTCCTTATTTTCGATTATACTCTTATCCCACCCACACTGGTCGAATGCCTGTAATGCGAGCCCCCTCAACCTCTCCAGCTCTTTCAGGAGATCGGAGCCAGCGGTGGGTTGAAGGGCTTTTTTGGTATCTACCAAATCAATATCGCAAGGAATCGAGTTGTATTCTTTAGTTAGTCTTTGAAGAATACCCCTCATCGCCGCCGCTTCCACCTGGAGCCGGGAGCAGGTTTCGCAGGTCATTTAGTTTCCCCTAGTTCCTTTTTCATAAGAGCGATTCTCAGGCGCTGTTCTTCTGCGTCTCTAGCATTCTGCTCCTTGGCTTGCTGCATAAGCTTGCGCTCCTCTTCCTCGCAGTCTTTTTCGTAGAGGCACCAATGGTTTCCCATATAGCAAGAGGGATAATGACAGCCCACCCCTCACCCCTCCTCTTTGCCGCGAAGGGCGGCTCGCATTTGTTCAAGCGTCAATCGTGCTGTCAGCTTCGGTACGAAGGCACTGTTATAGTTTGGATCTTCTGCGATTTTAATTAGACCAGCCGTAGCAATCTTCAGTTTCGCGTTGGCTTGGTCGAGGAGGGAATCGGATTCATCTAATGCCGATCTTAAGGACTGAGACTCAGAAATAGACGCCTCAAGAACTTTAATCAAGCGTGGGATGTCGGTGCGGGAATTAAAAATTAAATCCGCATCAAATTTGGCCTGCATTCGTTTTGTATAGTTGTCCTCATATATCGCAATAAACGAGTCTTTGTCGTTTTTCTCATAAGAAAAATCGCCCCTATCCCAAGCTATCCGTTCAAACTCCCAAGGACCAGGCGAAGCCTTCGCCACCCGTTCTTTGATCTCTTCTAGCCATGCTGCGGGGGTCATGGTTTCACCTCCCGAACATGGATCTCCTCAGATCCAGGACCAAAGCTCATCCTCTTGGTGTAGTACGTTTGTAAATAGTCTCCTGATTTTGGGATGTAGATCCAGTATTCTCTTCGCTTCTTCTTTTTCACTAATCTCTTCACTGAGTGGACTGGAAACTGAATATACGATCCCTCATCTGTTTTGACAAAAGAGGTATCGGCACTCATACCAACGATGGTCCCTTTATCCGGGCCTATCTTCACCCGGTCGCCTATTTTCGGGTTCTTCACTCCATCGCTCCTTCACAACAACTATAACCGATGGGGTCCGCCGCATTCGTACACCACCACAAAGCAATCGACTCAGGACAGGGCACCGTCCGAGCTCCCGCCGGAGGAGCGTGGAAGTAGTGGTACTGTCCGCACCCCGCAAGAGACAACATCAGTGCGTATCGCATGGAGTCTCCTCTTGCGGGATCGGATTGACTGCTCTCCACATGGGGTCTTCCTGATTGACCCACACCGTTCCGTCGTCACAGAGGGCGAAGAGGGTGGAGTCTGAGCCGGTGATTTGAATGATCTTTCTCATGTATTCTCCCTAAATTCAGCGGTAAGCCGTCTTCTCTTCCGGCTTACCGCCTTATTTGATCTCGGGCCGGGCTTGAGTACCGACTCCGCTGGGTATATGCGGTCCCAGAAGTCCTGCATCCACCCGACGCATCGGCATACATGGCGCAGGTCTTTGACAGTAGATGTGTCCCTCCACACCGCCGAGATCAATTGTTTTGGCTGGGAGGGTTGGGTTCGAACCAACGATCGTTCGGTTAACAGCCGAATGCTGTACCAACTCAGCTACCTCCCACCCGACTATTAAAACGGACTCGCCGCCTTCTTCTGTTCACTCGTCTCGGAGTGAGGCTTAAAGTACGAAATCACGGCCTTCGCACCGTAGTCGTCTTCCCGTGTCTTCACTACAGCATCACATCGAAACCCCAAGAGGTCGCCCACTCCGGCTAACTTGAAATCCGTTGCACCGGAACATTTCATGAACGTCTTGAGTTGTCCCATGCCGATCTCAACGGCCTTGGGGTTCGGGTTCTTGATGTTGAACATGTGGAACAGGAAACGCCCCTCTTGAGCTCCTTCCAAGATCCGGTACTTCACCGAGATATAACTCCCGTCTCCAGCTTTCGTGTCTTTCATCTCCGCGTCATCTGCAATCAAGTAATAGGTTCCGGGTGGAACGACGCCGCCGCTTTCTTTGGTGTCCGTTAAATCAAGCATTCTTCTTCTCTCCTTGGATCTTCTTGAAGATCTGTTTCAGGTCCGCTGGTTCTGCTGGGAGGAGTTTACCACTCCGATCCTTCGCTAAAACTCTATCTGATTTCTCTGTGACTAGTACGCGCTTCCCATCCTTGTCAACGTGTAAATAAAAACATTCGTCGAACATCGCTCCGACTTGAGTTGAGAATTTTCCAACGAGTTGGGGTCCGATATATCGAACACCGTTCTCGTCTTTGTCAATCTCAGAGAGTGCGGTCATCACGACGCTGTAGAACGGGAGATCTCGAAACGACTTCACGAGAGATCGCATCTTCTTCGCCAGATCTCCGTACATCGGGAGACTGTCTTTTCGGTCGGGGTATTCGACGTTTAGTTGGGACAGAAGATTCTGGTTGATCTCTGTCAGGGAGTCCAGGAACAAGACCTTGTACTTCTTCCGGGCCTCTTCGGTATTCAGATAGACGAATACTTCTCCGAGTCGTGCGATCCGCTTCTCGGGGGGGATCATCTCGCCTTTGTCGTCTCGCGTGATATCAATCACGTCGATCTTCTTCGATTGGAGCGATAGAAGACCGGCTTCGGCGGATATGATGAGCGTGGGTTCTGGGGCTGTTCCTGCTAGTGTCGTCTTCCCGACTCCGGCTTCGCCGAAGACGAGAATCTTAAGCGCCTGAGTCCCTAAATTCTCTGTGCTTGTGATGTTCATGTTTCCTTTCTGGAGTTTCGCTATTGCTAACTCGGTTGCGTGGCGATACCGATAAACCACGACTTAGGGGGTTGTCAAGTGATTCAAAAATACTTCGAACAGGGCTATGTAGCTATTCCGGTCTATCGGAATGGAAAAAATCCAGCGATTGGTGCGGACTGGCAGCGGTGGTGTACCGAGCGCCCTTCACTCACGCTCGTAGAATCCTGGGACGACCGAGTTAGTAAACAGAAGATGAATATCGGGATCACTTGTGGTCCTGCTTCTGGGATCGTCGTTGTGGATATCGACGTAGATGATGAAAAGATTATGCAGCTATGTCCTCCGTCTTTTGTGAGAAGACGAGGGGCGAAAGGGGAGGCTCGCGTCTTTAAGTACGCCCCTAACGTACAAAGCGTGAGTCTCCCCGGTCTTGATCTCCTCTCGACCGGAAGACAGTTCTTAGTTCCACCGTCCATCCATCCCACGACTCATAAGCCCTATGTCTGGTTAACGGAGAACACGTTAGAGAATACACCCGTCGATGAGCTCCCCGAGCTCGATCTCTCCTTCTTGGAGCTCGTCCGTCCGCTTCTCACGCGAACGAAGACCGCTTCGGTGGGTCGGAACAATAAGCTTGTCGATATCATCTCGGCGATGCGTGGGCGCGGCGAAGAAGAATCGGCGATTGTGCGCGAGGTCTATGAGTGGGACCGCGACCACCACTCCCCCCGGCTCTTCTTCGATCCGAAGGAGTCGTTCCGAGCGAAGAACGAAGCGGGGGCTATGTCTTCTGCTATGAAGCTCGTGAACAGTGTAACCAAGAGTCTCTTGGACGCTGGGATGGTCACGATCCTCGATAACCGCGTGGTGATCGACATCAATGACTCCCCTGCTCCGAAGAGTGAGAAGTTCAAACCGAAGACTTACCCCCAGGCTAGGGGCATCATGGGGAAGTTCATCGAATACTGCGACCTCACTTCGAGCGGAAAGCAAGACGCGCTCGGGCTCGGTGGCGCGATCTCTCTCATGAGCGTGCTTTGTTCGAATCGGTTCAACACAGAGGTCAGGGGCTTGACGACCTGTCCGAACCTCTACGTCATTAACCTGGCTCATTCGAGTTTCGGGAAGGAGACCGCGCAACGTGTGGTCTACGATCTCTTGACGGAGACTGACTCGGGACTGCTCGGCGGTGCGAGCTATCGCTCGGGTTCTTCGATCGTCATGAGTTTGCCGAAACAGCAAGAGCGGCTCGACCTGATCGACGAGTGCTCCAGTCTTCTCAAGGCAATGGGAGGGAAGGAAGATTACAAGAGCGAGATTGTCGAGATCCTCTCTTCTCTCTACTCGAAGTCCAACTCGAAGTTCCTGGGGTTCTCGAGCCTGGCGTCAGGGGATAAGTACGGGGCCTGTTGGAACCCCTGCATCTCCCTTCTAGGATCGACCACACCGGCCGGATTCCGGGCCTCTGTCAATCGGGATATGGCGGCGAAGGGTCTTCTTCCCCGGTTCTTCCTGTTCATCCAGAGCGATCTGGGAGCGTATAAGGGGAGGCAGGACCGCGCGCGCGCCGAAGCTCTCTACCGCGAGCTTGAAGCCTTCATCCTGGGGTTCCTGGCGCTCCCTAAGCGCGAGCACCCGACCTTCAAGCCCCAGAAGAACCTTCTGGCCAAGCATAGCCGCGGAGATCACCAAGACCTGACCGAGGGGGTGCGATATGACCCCTTCATCATTCCTTTGACGGAAGAGGCTCATGAGTACTGGCTCACCTACGACGAGGAGTGCCACTACCGGAAGGCGGAGAACCCCGAAGGCTTCGAGTCGGCATTCATCGGCCGGTTTGCCGAGAAGGTGGCCAAACTGGCTCTACTCGACGCTCTCTCGATGGGGCGGGAGCGGGTCGAGCTCGATAACGTCCAGTGGGCGCGGCGCGTGGTAGAGGCGGAGTGGCATAACTCGATGCCCCTGTACGAGTTAGCTGCCGCTGAGAACCAGTTCGCGGCGAGTTTAATACAGATCTTGAAGGTTGTAGAAAGCAAGGGTAGGATTGGTAAATCAGACCTTCTTCGTAGATTTAGCATCCCTGCTAAGACCTTCTGGGGCATGGTCGATCAACTCGTTGAACAAGGTTCAGTGATTTACGTAGTTGATGAAAAGGGTACAGGTAAGCCGGGGCCAAAAGTGACTTACGTTCAAGCGACACTCCAAAAAACCCGAAGAGATGAAGAATTAAAAAACTCATCTATTTGAAATCAAAAACAAATTAATTATTCATCTCTTCATCTCTTCAGACAGGGGGTCCTCTCGTCATGGGCACCCCTCTGAAGAGATGAATAATTGAAGAGATATTATATTATAATAATAACATGTATATAAGAGTATGACTCTTCTATCTCTTCAGGAGAGCGCTTGCGTTAGAGAAACCGAGTTAGACAGTTACTTGACTTGGTAGAATCTACCTGATATCGGCGTGGAATGAAAATAGAAATTGAGCTCGATCCAAGTCTCTATGCCTTAATACTGCTTCGATTCGCTGAAAAGGACTGTGAGTGGAAGTCAATAGACGAGGTCATCAATCACGCGATCGACGAATACGCCGAAGGCTTTGAATCACGCGAGCCGTTTAAGTCGATCCGCGACGACTACCGCGAGCGCATGAGAGAAGCTTCACTCGAAGTGTTTTAAACTCCGTCACCTTAATCAATCGATGCCTCTCCAGGAGCTCGCGGCCAATGGCATCGTCAAACGCGCTAATAGGCGCAAGGCTCGTTCGCTGACAGTCCGTAACGTCCAATAGGTATTTTCCGTAAACGCCTGGCTTGAGGTCAAGGAGCTCGCCTCTAAGGCTCTCACGCTCCTTGATCATTTCCGATAGCTCGGCGTAGCGTTTCAGCTTTCGTGTCAATTCCATAATGCACTCCTTTCAATCCGTAGTTACTTCGAATCTCAAGCGGCGTCTCTCTGGCCTGGACAAAGTCAATACAGTCCACACAGAGACCAAAGCCATGGTCTCGATTAAACCATTGCCGGCCAATCGCCGCGCCATAGCAGACAGAACACCTTAACCTAAGAATCGTTGCCATAGTTCACTCCAAATAATAACCGTCACCACGGCAATCGTTAGCCATGTGACGGCATACTCCACGTTGAATCTCATGTGATCTGCCGGATCTGGCCAAGGCATCGCTTGCACGCGATCCATGATCGTGAAGCCATGCGCTTGACCTCTTTGTTCACAATCCGATGCACGCCGCAAACACAACGCCTCGCCGATACAGCCTTAGCTCTCGAAACGATACACGGCGATAACAGACACTCCTTGCCGCAGATTTCACACTTCATCTATGAGCTCGATGAAGCTCATTAATAAGAGCTCCTGAATTCCGTACACGCGTTTCGCCTGGCAACCTTCACACTGATAACCGCGTGCATCTGGTTCACACTCATACGCGGTCTCGCCGCAACCAACGCAGAGACCGCAATAGTCGTTATCGAGTGCTTGAAACGCCTTCTCGCTCATTTTAAACCGTACCGTAGGCTGTCGTTTCGCCGATAGGACTGGTATTACTTGGACGGTCATTTGAGAATCTCCTCTAGTTGTTTCAAGACCTCTTGCTTCGATCCTTTGAAACCAAACTCACGTTTGAGGATCGAATACACCGAAGGACCTCGCCGCCTCATGCCGAGTATTTCCAGTTTTAATGCACCCCGAAGGACTAAGAGTCGCAGTCTCATTTACTACCTACCTTCGTCTTATCGACATATTCCGCCAATCCGTATTCAAACACCTGGCGGAGCGTGATTTTCTTATACCTCGCCATGGCGCGGACTGTACGGAGCAACTCCGTATCAATCCGCACCGTGACGCTTTCCGTTGGTTTCTTAGCAGTCGGCAGATTCACAGAACCGCCACACCGATAAGCTTATCAAAGCCGAGATAGTCCGCGATTTTTGCGTCAAGCTGTTTTTCCAGTTTCGTTGTCAATTTATTATCGTCATAAACCGCGATATCCTCAATCAAGAGAACTGGTATCGAAAGCTTGCCGAGTTTAAACACTACCTTATTCACGATGGCTCTCTTGACTGGCGCTTTGATTTTAGACTTCATATGCGTTTCTCCTTCGGTCCAGGCTTATTGCCTCGACTGAAATCAGTATCGCACGATGCGTTATAAATAGCAATAGAAAAATAATGCTGACAAATTGCCGATGTGTCGGTACTGACACCTCTTCATTCAACTCAGTAGAGGAGAACCTATACAATGATAGTCGCTAAGTCAGGTCATCGCCACACACATACACGGCACTGTGACGCTCGCACCGTCACGCTTCGAATTAAAAAACAGTATATGGACGCAATCGAGAGCGGATCGAAACGAATCGAGTACCGCGAGCTCACCGAATACTACCAGCGTCTATTCCTAGAGCCGTTCAATCGACTCAAGCTCCATTATCAAACATCTCGAAAGCTCCTCGTGGAAGTTAAGTCAGTCTCCATTGTAGAACGTGGCGGCGTGGATCTCTTCGCCTTGCACCTCGGACGTGTCCTATCTATGAGATCTTTAAAACCAGCGGATCGACTGCGAGTATTCATGACAAGTTGATTCACACTTTCAAACACTGCACAGAAGATGCCAAGCCCAAACGCACTCCAAAGCGGACACGTGAGACAGTGAGGCCAAATGCCCCGTAAGCGATGCCCCATCCATAAACACCACACCATCGGCTTCGATTCGATCCAGTCCATTGACTGGCACATTCGGAACCTTTGGAACGATGGCTGGCGTTGCATGATCGAGCTCTCTTCCGGAGCTCACCGACTCCACCACAAACGCAAGTCGAAAGCTCTTCGACCGAAAGGAAATGCATGGATTGTGACGACTGTACCGAAACGGAACTCTGCCCCACCCACCAAACGGAATGGAAGGAGGCCGAACGCGACCGAGACTTTGATGAACGCTGCGCTCTAGGCTATCTCTGAAAATCGTACCGGAACCCCTGCGGAGTCTTTTCGATCCGCAGGAGTTTCACTGTCAAAAAATACGTTTGATCGTGTAAATTAAACAACTGCCCCGGCTTCCACGGCTTCAGGTAATGCCGATAGGTCTGGTTCTTCAGTCCCATGATCGTCTGAACCATGTACCGCCGCTTGTACAACATCGCCGGCAACGACCGCGAGTTGCAGATCCTCGCGTTGTCCAACCCGCGCAAGACCGCGTTGTATTCCTGTAGCCACATCCCAGCCTTCTCTTCACTGTCGAACACACGCCAGTCATAGCTGTCGAGCTTCTCCCCGTACTCTTTGAGGTCTTCCGCGTAGTCTTCCGGGTGGTACTCATAGACTTCTGGTTTTCTCTCCAAATTAATATAAAACATAGGGGTGATCAAATCGCATCTCCAGTTGGCCGAATTCATCGCCGGGAAACGTATCCTCCATATGAACTCTCTCGGGAAGGATAGCGTAGCTTGCCTTGAGTGGCTCGCTCATTTTGCCTACCCTTCTCATATCGTCTCTGTCTACTACGAATTCTTCGCCAAACACCCAGGCGACGATCCCTACTTCGCCTACCTCAAACGCCGCTACCCCCACGTCGAATTCATCACGCGACCCAACTCCATCGAGATCAATCAAATCCAGGCCGGCATCTACCAGTCCCCTCTCGATGTAAATCACGTCTACAATCACTTCGAATACGAAGACTTCTCTCGTCGAAAACAAACCGAAGAGATCATGGCCGAATATCAATGCGATTACATCGCGTCGGGGTTCTCTAAATACGAAGGCTTCGCACGCGCCTCACGCTTCTACCAAGAGGGACTCGTCACAGGTCACCACATCTACCCGCTCGGTCTCATGGAGAAACGACACATCTATAATATCGTCGCCTCGATGAAACTCCACCCCTCCTACAAGTTCTCAAAGTCCACCTTCGATCAACCGACCTGGTACAAGATGCGGTCCGCTTGTATCGCGAACCCCGAATACGAGAAAATCCTCTTCAAATGGTTTCCTCTCCTTCGGCTCGATAAATACCGCTGGGAGAAACTCATCCATGGCCAAACTCACCGATGAAGAAAAGATCATCCGGGCCGAACTAAAGCGCCGCTCGCAAAAGACCGAACAGCAACTCGTTCACGAATACGCCAACCAAGTCATGGATCGCAAAGCCTCCCGTGGCCACTATGACAAACGCTTCGATTGGCATAAACGGGACGGCGCAACTAACAAAGACCTTTGGTTTGATAGCGATTTCTTCTTCTCCGTTGTCTTCCAATCCGAAGCCCAGAAATACGAATTCCTATCAAAACTCTCATGGCAAACCGATGATTTCGAACAAGTCCAAATCGTCAACGGGTTGGCCCTGGCTAAGAAACTAGGCATTGATCTCAAGCCGGAAACCGCGTTACCCTATCCTTACACCGATCTGGAGCTCCGAGACCTAGTTCTCGATTCAGACGATTTCTAAAGAAAGGAGACTACCCACATGGCTAAGAAGGCAAAACGCGGTGTGAACCGCAAAGCAATCAACAAGAAAGTCCGCGCTGCTCGTAAAAAGAACGGCACCCACGACGCTTGGTGATTTAGAAAATCTTAGCTCCGGCTTCTTCTATGGAGGGCCGGAGCTTTTCTTTCAGACCCTCCTTCACTTCCGGCGACGGACAATCAATAATGATCACGATCCTCTTCCCCTCAACTTCCGTCTTCTCTTGAATCGCTCCAATATTAGCTGTAGTCGGTTTTTCGACAGGAATCTGTTCCGTTGTCTGAGGGGTATCTCTCACATACTTCGCATCCGAGATCGGTTCCATCACCAACTCTTCAAACCCAGCCAACGCTAAATCCATCTCGGGGAAGTCTGCCATCACTAACTTCAAAAGCTCTTGATCCCAATCCCCCGAGTGCTTATTCGCAGCCAACAAAGCTTCCGCTTCCCATGTCCCCGGCGCGTCCACTTCGCGGTATCTAAACTTCTCTCCATCCACCAACACATAGCCTTCCGCGACCGTTAAACACCTTGTCGGGGTAGGATAATTATGCTCAATCACCACCTTGGAACTCGGTGGAACCACCTTCCCTCTCTGGTGTCCACTGATCAAATTTTTCGTGCGGCGGTTATACACCCACCCCTAGAGGTCTCCGTATTTCTCGAATGATTTCTTGAGGAGCGCCAGTTTTTTATCGCTGATTTTTCTTGGATTTCGTGCATTGGGCTTCAGATCTTTGATTTGCATTCATAAAGTGTTATCATTAGCAAATGGAAATTAAATGGCTAAATTTGTAAAAGGCCAAATAGCCAATCCTTTAGGCGCTGGGGCTCATGATAAGGTGAAAGCCGCTCTGAAGCGGATCACCAACGAAGAGTTCAAGGACGTGATCGACGCTACCCTGAAAGGCAACGTCGATCAGTTGAAAGAGATCGCCGAAGACCCCGAGAGTTCTGCTCTCAAGGTCGGCGTGGCTAGAGCGATCTTCAATGCTGTCAAGAAGGGGGATTGGCCAGTGCTGGAGTCGATCATCTCGCGGATCGTTGGAAAGGTACCAGACAAAATCGAGCATTCGGGGATTGATGGATCACCGATTGACACATCGGCGGAATCAAGCGAAGAGAGATTGAAACGTATTCAAGCGAATATGAAGAAACTCCAAATCCTTGATGGGCAATGAAGCAGAACAAATTCAATTCGACGAAGATCTCCAAGTCGAACTTCTCTTACGCGCACGCGAAGACCTCCTCGCGTTTACCCTTTATACTAAAGACAACTATGACGTTAACTGGCATCATCGGCACCTGTGCGACAAGCTCAACGCTTTTACTCGGGGTGATATTAAGTACCTCATGGTCTTTATGCCTCCTCGTCACGGGAAATCAGAACTCGTTTCTCGACGATTCCCAGCGTTCCTCCACGGTCTGTACCCAGATGCGGAAATCATGGCGGCTTCCTACCTCGACTCTTTAGCCGGGGATATGACGATTGATGTACAGAACATTATTGATTCTCCTGCTTACCACCGCGTATTTCCTAGAACAAAGATCTATCCGCCTGGGACGAGCTACACGCTTGGAACACGCAACTCATCCGAACATCACATTATCGGACACCGGGGTAAGTACCGTGGCCAAGGAGTCGGTGGATCGTTCACTGGAAAAGGTGCCAACTTCATTATCATTGACGACCCTATCAAAGGACGCGAGATCGCTGACTCCGTAGCGTTCCGCGAGCGGCTCTGGAATTTCTACAAGGACGACCTCTTCTCTCGGCTTGAAACGAATCTCGAGACTGGTAGGCAAGGGCAGGTGTTGATCACTCAAACTCGTTGGCACGAAGACGATCTCTCGGGACGACTCCTAGAGCTCATGTATAAAGATCCGCTCTCGATTCAATGGGATATTATCAACTACCCAGCTATAAGAATCAGCCAAGACGATGCAACTGATCAAAGAGCGATCGGGGAACCTCTTTGGCCTAAAAAGTACAATCTTCAGCAACTCGGTGCGATTCGGTCCTCGCTCGGGCCTCGCGGTTGGAGTTCCCTCTATCAGCAATCGCCAGTACCCCTAGGCGGTGGTCTCTTCAACGACCAGATGTTCGAATTCGTTGATCTCCCCGGCCAGTTCGATTGGAAGTTCATCACAGCCGACACGGCGTATAAAGAAAAGCAAGAGAACGACTTCACTGTCTTTACCGCGTTTGGGGTCATTGGAGATCAGCTTTTCGTACTCGACGTGTTCCGCGAACAGATGAAGTCGTCTGATATCGAGACACGGGTCGAGCCTTTCATCCGTCGGTTTCTTGACTACGGATACCGTGGAACCTACATCGAACCCAAGGGCCACGGGATCTATCTCAACCAGAAGTTCGCTGGGAAGGGGTTGGCTATTCCAGGCGAGACTCGGATCAAGGAGTTCTACTCCGATCGGAGATTCGATAAAGTCGAGCGTGCCAATAACGTAGTTCCCCACCTGGCTTATCGGAAACTCAAGATCGGCAATCAGGTTGCTCACCGAGAAGAACTCTTGGCTGAACTTTTAGGCTTCCCCAAGTGGAAACATGATGACTTCGTAGATACTGTGGTAGATGGTCTGAAAATGGTTTACGCTAATACAATGTCAATTTTGGATGTGCTATGAAAAAGAAGAAGCCCACCACGCGTACTGAGAAGCCAGAGAAGTTCGAGAACGCGATCCAGCCACCCGTACAGAACGGTCTCTGTGAAACTCTCGGAATGAGCCAAGGCCCATTCGGCTCCATCGGCGGACAGTACGGTTACGCTGGATCTAACGGCTCACCTGAACAAGTCTCCGATACAACTACCCTCTTCACTAACCTACGCTGGTACTTTGTCTCCAACATGAGACAGCTCGTTTCGGAGCTCTATGTTGAGATTGGGTTAATCCAAACTATCGTCGATGTTCCTGTAAACGACGCTCTACGCGGGGGCGTGAAGATCAAGTCTAAACAACTGGACGAAGAACAGATTGAAGAGCTTAAGATCTCGATGAAGCGAGATGATGATCTGGGTACGGTAGGTAAGGCGCTTAAGTGGAACCGTCTTTTCGGCGGCGCTGGCGTTCTAGTCCTCGTTGATGATCAAGACCCAGAGACCCCACTAGATCTCTCCAGCATTACACAAGAAACCAACCTCCAGTTCCGCGCAGTCGATATGTGGGAGCTCTTCTGGGACAAACAGAACACCGAGGGATACGACCCTGAAATACAATCAGAAGAGTTTGAGTTTTACGACTACTACGCTTCGAAAGTCCATAAGTCGCGAGTCATGCGTCTTAAGGGTATCGAAGCGCCGTCTTTCCTTCGTCCTCGCCTCCGAGGTTGGGGATTTAGTGTTGTCGAGGTCTTGGTACGTTCAATTAACCAGTATCTCAAAGCGACCGATCTTACGTTTGAGGTTCTCGACGAATTCAAGATTGATGTTTATAAAATCAAGAATCTTGTCAACTCGCTTCTAACTCCCCAGGGGGCGGCCTCCGTTCGTCAACGCGTTCAACTCGCCAACTGGCAGAAGAACTATCAGAACGCCGTGGTTATGGATTCCGAAGACGATTGGGACCATAAACAGCTCTCCTTCGGAGGACTCGCTGAAGCCCAAGCGGGTATTCGAAAACAAGTCTGTTCGGATCTCCGTATGCCAGCCACCAAACTCTTCGGATCATCCGAGAACGGCGGATTGGGTAACGCTGACCAGAACGATATGGAGAACTACAACTCCATGGTTGAGGGGGAAGTCCGAGACAAGTCGGAGTTTCTCGTTCTTCGAATTATTGAGATTAAATGCCAGAAGCTCTTCGGCTTTATACCCGATGACCTCGAAGTCGAATTCAATCCGCTTCGCGTTCTGTCTTCTCTCGATGAAGAGACCGTCAAGACCTCGAAATTTACTCGACTCCTCCAGGCTAAACAAGCAGGAGAAATCACGACCGAAGAATTCCGAGACGCTTGTAATAAGGGCAACCTGTTTGACGTAAAGCTAGACACCACGACGATTGGACTCGACGACAATTCGGTCAAGGAGAAAGGCCATAACGCCAAGGACGTGAAAGACACCGTAGATCCAGGAACGAATCGCGAAGATTCGCGCACTCCGCGAGCTACTCGCGAACTCGACGCCAAGACCGGATCGAAGCTGAACTCAAAGGCCATTCCACCCCGGTTTAACTCAGCCGAGTTTGATCGAAAGAGTTACGAAGCCGATGGCGGAGATTCATGGATTGATCCTAAACGCGCACCCATCTTCGAAGACCCTAAGCTAGTTGATCAGGGTATTTGGGCTAAAGCTAAGGAGCGTACTCGCGGAGGAAGCTGGCAGTACACCGTTTGGATGTACAAGAAGCTGGGTGGTAAGGTTTGAGAAAGATCATGATTGTCATTGAAGACACCGGGGCGGAAACCTTTCAAGTTTACCTAGCCGGAGACGTAGAGCGACTAGAGCGGAACGACGTAGAATTTAGTGCGGCGGAGTATTGGGGTTCTCGGTTATTTCAGCCTTGTGCGGAAGAAATTAACAGAGCTGGTGCGGCCCAGCCAAGAGGAGTGTTACATTGAACGAAATTATTACATGGTCCCCGGGTGTCTCCCTAGAAGAGATTGAGAAACAGGTCATTCTAAAGGCGTTTCGGTTTTATCGCGGAAATAAGACTGCAACGTCTAATGCTCTGGGTTGCTCGATTAGAACACTTGATAATAAACTGGAGAAGTATAAAAATGATGGAAATGAACAGTCTAAACGAGACGCCGAGCTCCACGAACGAAGACAGCACTTCTTTGACAGACAAAAAGGCCCATCCCGAGACGAAGAAGGAAGGGCGGTGTTACCTAGCGCCGCTACCGGGGTACGTGTGGAATCCGATCAAAAAGCTACCCAGGAATCTCCGGTGTCCGTGCCAGAGCGGAAAGAAATTCAAAGCGTGTTGCCTGAACAAGCTCCCGTGGGCGGTTCCCGCCGAACTAGCAAAGCAGTATGAAGAACAGATGAAGAAGCCTGACCTTATCTTCATTACGAAAGAGAACGAAAAATGAAATCCTACCTTTTAGCCACACTCGCTTTTGTTGTCTCCATAGGGGTTGCTGTTTGGGCCGATACGCCACCCCCGGGCTCTGTTACGGCTAATCAAGGGAAACCAGGGCCGGTTTCAAGCCCTTGGCCGGTTCAAGTCGTTAGCTCGGTACCTTTGACAGCAACCGTTACCTTCCCAACCGTTCAAAACGTGGCCATCGTCTCCGCGTCGCCCGTTCCCGTGACCCAATCGACAAGCCCCTGGATCGACACCATTACCAATTCAACCTTTGGTAGCACTCAATCCGGCGCGTGGAATGTTGGCAGGACGTGGAATCTGTCGAGCGGGTCAGACTCTGTTACTTCAATCCAAGGAACTAGCCCTTGGGTTTCGTCTATTACCAACTTCCCAGCCACCCAGGCGGTTACTCAGTCTACCAGTCCTTGGGTTACTTCGCGTAATTGGACGCTTTCTAGCGGATCGGATTCCGTCAACGTCGGTAACTTCCCAGCGACCCAGGGGGTCACTCAGTCCACTAGTCCTTGGGTCACTTCGGTTTCTAATTTCCCAGTCACACAGAATGTGCAAGTGGTCGGTCCGTCGCCCCTACCGGTCTACATCCAAGGCGGCATGAGCTTAGGCGCGGTTGATCAAGGGGCGCCTGGCCCGAGCCCATGGCCCGTGGTGATCAATAGTCCACTTCCGGCTGGCGCTAATTCCATCGGTCAAGTAACTGCGAATGCTGGGGCTAACCTCAATACTTCGGCTCTTGCTTTAGAGAGTGGCGGCCATCTCGCTTCGATTGACTCCAAACTCGCCAACCCGATGCCAATTACGGCGGCCTCCCTCCCCCTCCCGACAGGAGCGGCGACTAGCGCCAACCAAACGACGGCCAATACCACGTTAGCCGCAATTCAGGCTAACCAGACGAACGGAACCCAAGTAATTACGGTTCCCGGTACGGTCAACGTCCAAGTGGTGGGGCCTAGCCCGCTTCCTGTTTCGGGCGCGGTTAGCGTTTCCGGTCCCGTAGCCCAGGGCGCTCCCGGTCCCGTGGCCTCACCCTGGCCCGTGGTTGTCGTAGCCGCCTCACCCGTCCCAGTCACGGGTACATTCTTCCAGGCCACCCAGCCCGTCTCGATTGCTTCCACCGTGGGGGTTACCCAGTCCACTAGCCCGTGGGTGACTTCTCGTAACTGGACGCTTTCCAGCGGTGGTGGCGATTCCGTTCTAGCTGCCCAATCCGGTACGTGGAATATCAACAACATTACCGGTACCGTCTCGCTCCCTACGGGCGCGGCTACTTCAGCACTTCAGAGCACGATTAATACCACGCTGGGAACCCCAATGCAGAACAGCGGCGGGAGTGTTACCGCGATCCAAGCTACTGGATCAAACCTCCACGTCAATGTAGATAACACGATACCAGTCACCATTTCGGGCACACTCCCCGTCAACGTGGTTTCTCCGCTCCCCACCGGGACTAATTCCATTGGCCAAGTGACGGCTAACGCTGGGACGAATCTCAATACTTCGGCTCTCGCTCTGGAAACGGGCGGGAATCTGGCCGGGATTAATGGGAAGCTCACCACGACCGCCAATGGTTTGAAGGTCGATGGTTCGGCAGTCACCCAGCCCGTAAGCGCGGCGAGCTTACCTCTCCCAACGGGGGCGGCGACTAGTGCTAATCAAACTAATGCGTCCCAGAAATCCCAAATTGTTGATGGATCGGCGGCGGTTTTTGGGCCAACTACCACAATCAGCGGGACCAATTATCTTCCCGTAATCCAGGCGTCTAGCGGTACGTCCGGATCGGTGGTACCTGCGCGGAGTACTGTTGTTGCTGGTTCCGATGGGACGAACGCACAAACTCTTTCAACAGACTCCACCGGAAAGCTTAATGTAAACTTATCCGGGACAATTAGTCTACCTACGGGCGCCTCAACCTCGGCCCTACAGACTACGGGGAATACTTCGCTTGCGAGTATTGCGGCAGGTACTCCTACTTCTCTTGGTGCGAAGACCACGGCTAATTCCATGGCCGTTAATATCGCCTCTGATCAAACTGTACCCGTATCCATTGCGAGCGCCATTCCGCTCCCTACTGGGGCGGCAACATCGGCCAACCAGGCGACAGAAAATAGTTCTCTTTCCACCATCGCCACTAACACAACTCAGTTAGCCCAAGGTTCCACCACTTCGGGTCAAAACGGTTCTCTTAGCATGGGCGCGGTCACCACTAGCGCCCCATCTTATACGACGGCACAAACTAGCCCGCTATCTCTTAAAGTTACGGGCGACCTCAGAACAGACAGCACCATTGCGGACGGTTTCCTTTCGACGATTGCGACCAATACCGGAACAGCGGCGACCGATTTCACTACGACGGGCACCATTGTTGCGAATAACGGGACCGTTTCTATTAACGGTCAAGGCGTTTATACGGTCAGTTTCTCGATTACAGGAACGTGGACTGCCACCCTGGTGGTGGAAGGCCAGACGCCAGATAGTAACTGGACCCAACTCCCGATCAACATTGTAGCCAACTCTCTTCCTTATCTTCAAACGCCAAGCGTCTCCACAAACGGGACCTACACCATTACGGGCGGCGGTTTCACTAACGTGCGTATTCGAGCCAGCGCGTTTACTTCGGGGACCGTAAGCGTCGCTATTGACGGCGCTCTTTCTCAGCAAACAGTCATTGCCAATACTTCAAGCCCTGACATGTATGTGACGGGCGCTAGCGCACAGACAGCAACCGTAAACAACATCTTAACCCCCACTTCGGGCACTACGGCAACCGACGCACAGGAATTTAAATCAGCCAGCGTACAAGTGGTGTCCACAGGTACGGCGGGGACGTTCATTTTTGAAGGTTCGAACGACAACGTCAACTTTCAGACTATTCCCGTTTTCAACCAATTGATTCTGACCGGTACACCGATTACGGCGGCCATTACGGCAACCGCTTCCCAATTGGTCTACTCGTTTCCGGTAAACGTTCGTTATATCCGCCTTAGAATCGCGACCACCATTACGGGTGGAAGCATCCAAGCGTTTAGCCGATTCATGCAAGCGGGTTACACCCCTGCCATAACCCAAGTCGCACAAGCGACCACGGCCAACCTTCAGACCACCTCAACCATCGCAAGCGGTACAGTTACGACGGTTTCAAGCGTGACCTCGGATAACCTATCGATTCCGCAGACGGTGACCGACGTGGCGTCTGCCGCGATTACTACGACTACCACTACGGCAACGCTCACCCCAACTCAGGGGACCTCTTACGAAGTTGTCATAGCAACTACCGCCGTAAGCGGGACCACGCCCACCATGGATATCGAAGTACAAGAAAGTTTGGACTCGGGCAGTAATTGGATCGCCGTCTATGACTTTCCAAGAATTACAGCAACGTCATCCGTAACCTCCCCTCCCTTGGTTTTACGCGGTAACCGCGTCCGCTATGTACAAACCATTGGAGGGACGACGCCTTCATTTACTCGCGCTATTACCCGTCTCCAGAGATCGGCTTCATCAGATCAGCTTACTTTTCAAGTGGTAGACCATGCTATTAACTTGAATAGCGCGGGATCTGTCACCAACTCCACTATCGCAAGCGGGGTCAAGAATTTCATGTTCTCGGGATACCAAACTGGATCGAGTGTTTCCCCTGCCATTCAGTTAGAATGCTATGACGATTTCTTGGCAAGCTTCTACTTGATCGGGTCTCCGATCACGTTAGCCCCGGGCGTAGTCACTACAGCCACGGTTTTAAACACTCCGTGTAGCGTAATAGCGGCTAAAGTAACCACTGCCGGTACCGGCGCAGCACTTCAATACGTTCTGATTAGGGGGTTCTGATGTTTAATCTCTGGTATTTGGTGGACCAAACGGCAAGCGGTCAGCAGGGGATTTACGATGTGAAGTCCTTTACGGGGTCCTACGCGTCGCTGGCTCTTGCTCAAGCGCAAGCGACAGCGGACGGAATCGCGCATTACTCTGTTGAACAAAAGCAGCAAGATGACGGGACGGGTTGGGATCTCGTCTTTATATGCTGATCAGTGGCGATTACCCGTTTAACTTTAACTACGCTACGTTTGACCAACAAGCGGGTCTTTATGTCGCGGCGTTAATCTATGATGTGACGACGGGAACACCGGTCTTGACTGGTGCGCCCATCGCTATGGTCGATCAGGGAAACGGTGTTTATACGGGGACGCTTACCCCACAGTGGTCGAAAGCCTATTTGGTGATCATCGCCGTTTACTTAGACGCGGGTTTTACCATGCCCGATACATCGCGAAGTCCAGCGGCGCAAAACTATGAGTCGTATGCAGTCAATAACCGGGTACTGAATTTCAACTACGCGGCGTTTGACCAGAGTGCTGGGCTTACACTAACCGCAACCGTTTACAACCTGACCGATCTTACCCAGACGACGGTTAACATGGGTTACGTCACTCTTGGGGTTTATTACGGTCAATCGGTGGGAGTCGTCGGCAAGAGTTACCTCATCACGAAAGTGTGTAGTGACCCAGACCGCTCGCCCGGCTCTGATTCAATTCAGACGTTTCAATTCGTCACGCCGTATTTCTATGAACTACCGGCTGCAACGCTCACGGGACAAAGCTTAGACAGTACGGAGGATGGCGTGATTATATTCACTCAAGGCGATTCGGCGATACTCACTCTCTACGCAACCGATGGGAAAGGAAACCCTGTTGATATTACGAACGCAACCATCACCACTTTTATTAAAGGTCCCAATGGTGTGATTGCTTCTTTTCCCAACAGCCAACATCAAATCATTACCGGCCCAGCCGGTGTTTACCAATTGACTCTCTCCACGACCGATACCGGTAATTGTGGACTGGGTCCGAATAAAACTATTCTGTCCCAGATTGTCTCTAACGTGATCGGAACTGTTTATTTCCGAGGGATTAACATTCTCACGGTCTATCCTCCGGTTCCGCTTCAATGATTGAACTGAAGCCGATCTTCGAGGGAACCCGCGAATACGAAGAGATCGAGCGAAAGATCAAAGAACTGTTTAAGCGAGAGATCTACCTCCCATTGCTACGTGAGATCGGAGAGACTTCGCGAGCGATACAAAACGCACGCTCTTACTTAGTGACGGCTCTTAATACGGGTCGCGTAACTTATAGTTCTGGACGATTCTCTGGAAAGTTTAACGCTGGAATATCGAAGGAGCTCCGAGCACTGGGAGCGAAATTTGATCGAATCCACGGTGTCTATAAGATTTCAGAGCGTACTCTCCCGATGGATATTCGTGGGGTCATCTCGGCAAGCCACGCCAGATTTCAAGAGAAAATTGAGAAAATAGACCAAAAACTTGCGCAAATTTTGCCGGATGAATTGGCGTCTAAACTGAAGGTCGAAGCTATTTTTGACCAGACGATTTACAAGACTGAGAAGGCTTTTCAGAAGTCGGTCCAGGATATCGCGGTATCTCCACTCCTCACCGAGACAGCTCGGGAGCGTATCGCTCAAAAGTGGGCGGAGAACATGAATCTCTGGATACAGGACTTCACAAAGACGGAGATTCTAGCCCTTCGAAAGAGCGTACAAGAAAGCGTTTTTTCAGGAAATAGATACGAGTCTTTAGTAAAGGCCATTCAAACTAGTTATGCGGTAACCGAGAACAAAGCCAAATTCTTGGCACGTCAAGAGACCTCACTCCTCGTCGCGAAACTGAAACAAACTCGGTACCAAGAAGCGGGCATTGACTACTATAAATGGGGCTGTGTTTCTGGTACTAAAAACCATCCGGTAAGACCGGCTCACAAGCGTCTTGATGGCAAGATATTTAGATGGGATACTGGGGCTATAGTGTCAGAGCCAGGAGAGCCGGAAAGACGATGCAACCCGAAACAGGACTATAACTGTCGTTGTTTCGCTAGACCTCTGGTCGGATACAAGGGGAAATAAATGGCTGTTAATCAAGCAAACGTAGTCTCAACCGCCGCCGTAATCGCTACCGGCGCATATACACAACTTGTTGCTGCGACTCCGATTACTTGTACCACGATGATTATCGCAAACACGACGACCCAGGTGGTTAAGTTAGCCTATGGGGCGTCTGGTTTTGAGACCGACCTGGTTGCAGTCGCTCCCGGGGCTTCGGTAAAAGTTGATATTGGATTGAACGTTGTCCCTAAGGGAACCCGACTAGCTCTTGAAGCGATTGGATCAGCGACGGCGTCTGGACTTGTGGCGGTGAGCTTAATTCCATGAGTAAAACTCTCCCAGAAGTTTACTACGGTCTTCATATGGTCGAGGGGGTCGCTGAATACGCGGAACCCGGCTCGCAACCCTACCGTATCCTTGTCGGCGAAGATGCCATCAAGAACATGAACCCAACCTTCCAGGGTAAGCCGGTTTATGTGGACCACGTCGATGAAGTGAACGTAGACCATCTTCGTGAGACTGCCGACGGGTACGTCATGGAGAGTTTCTACAACAAGTCGGACGGCAAGAACTGGGTGAAATTTATTGTCGTTACCGATAAAGCCAAGGAAGCCATCCGAATGGGGTGGAAGCTTTCAAACGCTTACGTACCGAAAGGTTTCTCGGGGGGTGGTCTCTGGCATGGTGTTGAGTATTCCAAAGAGGTGACCGGTGGGGAATACGAACATTTGGCGATTGTCCGTCATCCGAGATACGAAGAATCAACGATCCTCACTCCAGAGCAATTCAAGGAATATAATGGGGAAAAGGAAAAAGAGCTAACTCGGCTCGCAAACTCAAAGGAGAAAACAATGGGCTTCAAGCTATTTGAAAGAAAGAAAGTGGAGAATTCCGCAACCATCGAGAACATGATGATCGAGCTTCCCAAGAGCAAAAAAGAAATGCTCTTGACCGAAGTTGTTACCCAATTCGACGCCATTCTAAACATGAATGGTTACGCGAACGGGGACCACATGGTTAAGGTTAACGATAGCGAAGAAATGTCTGTCAACGATCTCGTCAAGAAACACATGGAAATGTGTAACGAGATGGCCGAAATGAAAAAAGCCAAAGAAGAAAACTCTGGCGAAGGTGAACCAGGAGCAGAAGTCGAGAACGACGAAGATGAAGAAGGCACCAAAGCAGCGGGCGCTAAAGATGTTGGCGACCGTGGTGGCGATAAGGCTCTTGAGAACGAAGAAGAAGAAGAGCCAAAAGAAGACAAGAAGAAGAACGCACGCGAAAAGGCCGCAGCTCTTAAGAACGCCCACCTTCGGGTAGGTGATTTTGAAGAACAGGCAACCGTTGAGTTGTCTTCTGACAAAGTGGCCCGTGGCGCAAAACGTTACGGCTCGAAATAACTCTTAAATAAGAAAGGAAAAATAAAACATGGCTACTACAGCAGGTGCCCTCTCTCAAGTCTCCGTCGGATCAACCACCGCTTCTCTATCGAGCGCGGCGGCTACTGGCGGAACCGCTCCCTACACTTATCAGTGGTATCGATCGACCACCTCGGGGTTTACCCCTGGCGTTGGTAACATCATTGCTGGTGCAACGGCCCTTACTCTGAATGATACCGGTCTCATCCCTGGAACTAAGTACTACTACGAAGTGGTGGCCACGGATTCTGGTTCTGTCACTGGAAATTCTGCCCAGCTCGGGGTGTTGACCATGCCTCCTGCTCTTAGCCCCAACCAATTTACCCAGTCTCCTTTGTTGGGTGTTTTGGATCTTAGGTTTAATACGGATACCGTTTCAGCACAGATCGACGCGAGCGCCGGAACATCGGTGTTTTATGCCGGTCAAGGTGTGAAACTGGTTTCTAACGCTTTGGGTGGGATTCCCAAGGTGGTGGGTTGCTCTTCCAAGAGCGATGCTTGTATCGGGTTCATTAATTTCGATATCAAAACGGTCGCTTTTGGCGCCGGGATGAACTGCGAAATTTCCATGAACCAAAACTGCATGTACTTGTACGCAACGGGGGCGATTACCCAGGGCGCTCAGGTTTGTCTCGATCCAACCACGGTCGGTGGAGTCCAGGCAACCGGCAATAGCGCAACCGTTGTGGGTTGGGCGTTTGATGGTGCGGCTTCGGCTGGCCAGCTCATCCGAGTGATGTTGTTAACCCCTAGCTTCGCAACCGCTTAATAGAAAGGAACTATAAAATGTCTCTTAAACGCATGAAACAACCGGTTATCTTAAACTCGGCGGGTAAGCCGATCACTTTGACTGCCGGTGAGAAACTACACGTCGAGCGTATGCAACGTGTGATGAATCAACGTTGTCTGGAGAACTCTCTGGGCTACGAAGTTTCCATCACCACTCTTACCACCGTTGTGAAGAAAATCACGGAGCAGAAGTTTTTCGAAGTCGCTCCAGCCGATTACATTCCAATCAAGGTGGGTGAGGGTACTTGGTCTTCGAACCTGACGACCTATCGTTCGTTCCAGATCGCGGACGAATTCGAAACGGGTATCATCAACACGGGCGGTAACAATGACCGCTTGGCGTCCGGTGATGCTGGCGTGGACGCGCTGAACATCAAGGTGAACAACTGGGCGAAAGCCATCGGTTGGAGCATTTTTGATCTTGAGCTCGCCGCAAAGTCGGGTAACTGGGATTTAGTCGCCGCGAAGGAAAAATCTCGGAAGACCAACTGGGACCTTGGTATTCAACGGGTGGCTTTCTTGGGCGCTCGTGGACAGAACGGAACCGGCGGAAGCTGTTTGGGTATGTTGAACCAACCCGGCGTGACCTTTGATGCAACCCTGATCACTCAGCCGTTGTCTTCGATGACTCCAACTCAGCTATCGGCGTTCCAACAGGCTGTAATCCAGAGATATCGAAACAACTGTGGATATACCGCTTTCCCGACTCATTTCCAGATCCCAGAGTCGGATTACAACGGATTGGTTGCTCAGGCTTCGCCTCAGTTCCCAATGAAATCTATTCTCCAGCTCTTGGAAGAAGGCTTCCAGGTGATCACCCGGAACCCATCCTTCAAGATTCTCCCTCTCGCCTATGGCGACAAGGCGAACAGTGGATTGGCAACCCAGATGTACACTCTGTACAAGTACGACGAAGAGTCGATTCGTATGGATATCCCTCTGGATTATACCAACACGTTGGCCAACTCCATTGATAACTTCTCGTTCCAGAACGCTGGATACGGGCAGTTTACTGGTGTGCTTGCGTATCGACCTCTCGAAATGCTTTACATGGGCTTCTAATGGAATCGGAGTCGCTCTCATCTTGGGAGCGACTCCATTTTAAAATGGGGTATCGTGTTTACCAATCCATCCGTACAGAACTTTAAAGACCAATTTATTAGGGACTTTCCCTATGGGACTGACCCTAATGTTTCTGTTTTGGATGCCGATATCTTGAATTCTTATGTTCAAGCCAACATTATGGCCAATCCAATTTTTTGGGCCGATCAAGGGTCCTACACTTATGGCTATCTTCTTCTTGCCGCTCATTTTCTGGTTCTTAATCTTCGCGCTAGTTCCCAGGGGATTAATGGCCAATGGAATTGGGCGCAAAACTCTAAAGGCGTTGGTTCGGTTTCTGAAGGGTTTCAGATCCCAGAAAGAATCTCAGCCAACCCAGAACTGATGATGTTGACCAAGACCAACTACGGAGCGATGTATCTCCAGTTGATTCTTCCCCAGCTTATGGGACAGGTTTACAGTGTTTGTGGGTGGACACACCCGTGAGTGATGAAGCTGTTTACGTCCAGGTTAAGGGTTTAGAACAGATCCTTAAGGCGCTTAAGTCTCAACCTCCTGTCGTTAAGGTGGGTATTCTTGGAGACGCTCACCGTGAAGGCGGAGGCACAAATGCAGAAGTCGGAGCGGCGCACGAATTCGGGACTTCTACGATCCCCATGAGATCCTTTCTTCGCGTTCCTATTACCGAAGGACTCCAGAAAGAAATGGACAAAAGTCATCTTAGTGACCCAGAGACCATCAAGAAAGTCATTAAAGATGGAACCATAGTCGAATGGATGACCCAGATTTCGGTCTGTGCTGAAGCTTGTGTTTCAGATGCTTTCGATACAGGCGGTAACGGGAAGTGGCCAGCCTGGAAGAGCTCCAGCTATGAGAACAATACCGGCCAGCTATTGGTTGACACTCAACAACTTCGCGAAAGCGTAACGAGTAAAGTAAAATGAGTACCATCGCGAACGGCGCTAACCTTCCGCTTTTTGGTAAACAGGGAAGCGTCCCCGATGTAAGCGGGGCTCTTCAAGACTACTTCCAGAACATGGTATTTACGAAGCTGAAGAAGACCGTAACGGGTTTTCAAGCGGTCGAAGGAGCGGTGTTTATTAATTTTCGGGGAGTTATCCAACCCTTTTCGTCAAGACAGCTCATGTTAAAGGAAGAAGGCCAAAGGGCTTGGACTTGGTTTACTCTGAACGCCGACCCTTCTCTCACTCTCCAGGTAGACGACGTGGTGAACTATAACGACGTACAGACGCGAGTTATGGCACGCCGGGACTACTCGCTTTATGGGTATGTTGAGTATGAGATTGTCCAAGACTGGACCGGAAGCGGGCCGGTGCCTAAATGAGCCAAATCGTTGTGAAGTCCACTCTTACTGCGATCTCGCCGGGCCTTAAATCCTATTTTTATGGGACTGGCGGAATTCCGCCTTATACGTTTAGCGTTCGGGCTGGCGGTGCTGGCGGAACGATTAACTCGGTGAGCGGTCTTTATACGGCTCCATCGAAGATGGGGACCACTCCCGAGACTCTTTACGATACGATTGCTCTTCAAGACCAAGTGGGACAAATCGGGGTGGGACAAATTCTTGTCGGAAGCCCTCTCTTCCTGTTCTGTGATATTATTCAGACCTACATGGGGTTGTCTCCCGGGCGCGTATATCTCTGGGACCAGAAGATTTTTCAGCCAACCGATTCTGGACTTTATGTTGCTGTTTCTGCTCCAATCGTGCGACCCTTTGCTAATACCACTCAGTATAATGGGTCGGCGGGTTTGGTTGCCCAACAATCGGTCAATGTAATGGCCACTCTGGAGATCGACGCGATTAGTAGAGATTCAGAGGCTAGGGACAGGAAAGAAGAGATTGTTTTAGCTCTCTATTCGGACTACTCAATCAAACAGCAGGAGGCGAACAGTTTCACAATTGGGCGTCTTCCGCCGAGTGGGGGTTTCAAGAATCTATCCATGGTGGATGGGGCGGCGATACCCTACCGATACAAGATTTCAGTAAACGTCCAGTACTCGTTTGTGAAGAGTGTAGACGTTGATTACTTTGATAACCTTGGCACTTTGCCGATTTACACTAACCCGTAGGAGGATTTTTAAATGTCACAACTTCCATTAAGCAATGTGATCAATATTTCAGTGTCCCAGGCGAGCCCTGGCGTGGGAAACTTCAATACCAGCAATATCGGCCTCTTTACGGACGACGCGCCGAACCTGATGACCTTTGGAAATCTGGGTTACGCGGCTTATCTTTCTCCAACCCAAGTGGGGGTGGACTTTGGAACAGAAAGCAAGACGTTCGCCATGGCGAATGCGATTTTCTCCCAACAACCGAACATCCTTACGGGTGGCGGACAGTTGATTATTATTTTGCTTGAGACTGGAAACCAATCCGTTCTCTTCTCGGCGGCTCCCGCCTCTGGGACTTTCGAGCTAGTTTATAATGGACACGCTTCAGCGCCTATCGAATGGAATGACACAGCCTCTCAGATTCAGGCCAAACTCCAGGCGGTCCAGGGACTTTCCCAGGTGGTCGTTACGGGCTCGATTGCGGCCAATACCTTGGCTGTTCAGTTCTATGGAGTCTATGGCGCGGCTCTCTTAATGACGGTTGCCTCCAATACACTCAATGGCGGAATCACGGTAACACCTACGGTCGTTACCGCTGGGGAAACGATCGGAGCGGCAGTGACCCGAACGGCTGGGTTGGTCCAGTACTTTGGAGTCATGGCGAACGAGAATCTAGCTACCATTGGTCAGACTGATCTCTTGGCAGCGGCGGCTATCCTCTTGCCTTTGGTCAAGATGGGCTTTTTTGTCTCGACTCTTTCGGCAGATATCGCTCCAGGTGGGATGATTGATCTCTTGCGGTCGGGCAGCTTCGCTAATACTCGGGGTCTTTACTACGGGGACAACACTGTAAATTCTGTGGTGGATTCTTTGGTCATGATGGCCAGCTACGCGAGCCTGGGCCTTTCAGTAAATTTCCAAGGATCGAACACCACGACTACGCTTCACTTGAAGCCTCTTGTGGGTGTCCAGCCTGATCCTTCGATGACCCAGACAATCCTGAACGCCGCAATTGCTGCGGGCGCAGATACCTATATTAGCCTCCAAGGGGTGGCGGCGGTCTACTGTTCGGGAGCGAATCGGTACTTCGATTCGATCTTTAACCAGCTCTGGATTGTCTCAGCACTCCAGGTGGCGGGCTTCAACTATCTGGCACAAGCCAATACGAAGATCCCACAAACGGAACAGGGTATGGACGGTCTCAAGGGCGCGTATCGAGCGGTCTGTGAACAAGGCGTGACCAACCAGTACTTGGCTCCAGGGAACTGGAACAGTCCGACGACTTTCGGAGTCCAGGCCGATCTTATCGCGAACGTCGCACAGCGTGGGTATTACATCTACTCGCTCCCGGTCTCTCAGCAGTCTCAGACTAGCCGGGCAGCTCGCCAGGCTCCTTTAGTCCAGATTGCTCTTAAGGAAGCGGGCGCGATCCAGAGCTCAACGGTTATCGTCAACATTAATCAATAAGGGGGTTTTCAATGGGACAAGTAGCACTCTCAGGACAGGACACGATTGTTCTCAATGACCAGGTTTTAACCGGCCAGGCCGACGGGAATTTTGTAGAGCTCACGTTTCCAAACGATATCGCGAACGTGAAAACCGGTAAGAATGGGAATTCCATCTACGGCTTCAACGAAAGTGGTAAACAGTGTGAAGTCAAGGTCAGGCTCTTAAGGGGTTGTTCGGACGATAAGTTTTTGAATAACCTCTTGGCTCAGCAACAGGCTAACTTTGCCGGGACGATCTTAGTCCAGGGACAGTTCATCAAGAAAATAGGCGATGGAAAAGGGAACATCACTTCTGATACCTACATCATGAGTGGCGGAGTGTTCACTAAGATTCCAGAAGCCAAGTCAAACGCCGAGGGGGAAGTGGAACAATCAATCGTAATTTACACGATTAAATTCACAAACGCTCCTCGCGTCCTGACTTAATACACAATAGCGGGAGAAAAAATCGATGGCATTTAGAGAAGTGGAACTACCTAGCGGGGCGAAACTTAAGGTTTCCCCCGCGTCTTTTGCGGAGTCTAAGGCTCTGTATCAAGCAGTACTCGATGATCTTGGATCGGTACAGTTCTCTGGTAAGACAGAGATACCCGTTCTAGTAAAAGAGATCATACGCATAGCCTATGCGTCCAAGAGAGTCGAAGAAGCCCTAGCTCCATGTATGGCCAAATGTGTCTATAACAATGGTGTTTCTGGAGATTTGAAGATTGATAAAGACACCTTTGAACCGATTCAATCGCGGGAAGACTACCCTTTGGTGTGCCTGGAGGTAGCACAGGAGAACATTACCCCTTTTATGAAAAGCCTCTATGCCGTGTTCTTGAGAGTTTTATCGACGATAGAAAAACCCCAGGCGTAGAGGCAAAAGACGACCCCTTACTGATTTACTTCAAACTGTGTAAACTAGGCTATGCGAGGTCCATTATGGAAGCTTCACAACTAGATGCCCGAACCGTGATTCAGGCTCTAGCTTATGAGGACTTCTGTGGTGACTGGGAACACGCCTACATGGAGTTGAATAAGTGAATATCGCCGATTTATTTATCAACTTAGGAGTAAAGGGGGCCGATAAGACGGTTAACGCTCTAGCGGTTACCAAAAAAGGAGTTGGAGACCTAGCGTCTACATCGATTGAAGCCAAAGCGGCGCTTGTTGGGGCTTTCTACGCGTTGGAACAGCTTACGGCGGCTTCGGGACACGCTGGGACAGAGTTTACCCAGTTTGAGCTTCTTACTGGCCAATCAGCACAAACTCTACAGACTTGGCAGAATGCTGCAAGACAAGCGGGTGAATCAGCCGACGATCTAAAGAGCTCGTTTATGTCAGTTCAATCTGGCATTTCAAATATGCTTCTTAACGGTACGGCCCCACAAGGGTTGGCCATGATGGCCAAGTATTCTAAAGATTTCGACCCAACCAAGGTTCGAGACACGTTCTACATGATGACCAAAGGTGTAGAAGCCATTAAAAACATGAGCGCCAAGGATCTGGCAAATCCGCTTATGGAGTCGATGGGGTTTACCAAGACCTTTATTGCTTCTGCTCGATCGGGGGCTTTCGATCCAAGTAAGATGAAGGCCGCTGAAAAAATGAACCACTATTCTCCTGGAGAGGTGAAAAACCTCCACCAAGCGGACGTCGCTTGGATGAATCTGGGAGACACTTTTCAAAAAGCAGTGGGGCACTTTAACGCAAAAGAAGGCGTAAATCTGGTTAAACAGATCACTCCATTGGTTGGTCAGGTTCTTAAACTAGTAGAAGCCTTTGAAAAACTAGCTGAGAAACTAAAAATATTTCAGGTTATCGGAAAAGTTTTCGAGGGGTGGACTAGTATATTTTCACTCGTTGGTAAAGGGGTGGACTCAGTTACTGGAGCAGTTGGCGATAAGGCTAAAACAAAAGAGCTTGTTGGTAGCGTGGGTGAGTTTTTTAAAGGTATACCCGCTGTTGTCGGAGCGATGAAAGACGACCTTATTAGCAAGGCAGCCAATAACCCTTCTCTTAATATCCCTCCATCGGAAATGATTCACACCCTTATTCATGGAAACGATTTATCTAACGTTTCTAAATCGGTTTCCCCCAGATCTCCGGCAGCCACCTCAAAGGTGGTAAACCAGCACAACAACGTACAGCAAACCAACCACTTCCACGAATCGAAAACTCCAGGTAAAGACGCGGCCCACGAACTCAAGAGACAGGTCAAGAAGGTGGTCCAAGAGATCCCCCTTCAGGCTAACTAACTATGGCAAACCTATCTTCACTTACACCAGCGACCACTAAAGCAACGGCTCTCGGTAACCTGATTCTCGTTACCCCTAATCAGAATCTTGGATATCAGCCACAGACGAATGTTGTTGTAGACAGCAACTCTAAACAGTCATCTTCGGGTAGTTCTTTGTTTGGGTCGATTACCAACTTTTTAGGACTCACAAACGCTAACCCCCCCACTCTTATTTTTAACTATGAGGGTGAACAGAGCATGACGATCGAGAGTGATATCACCGACCATTACGTCGAGGATAACTCTTCAATTCAGGATCAGATTTCTCTCCACCCCGAAGTCATTAATACCCATGGTTTTATCGGAGAATTAAACGATATCCCGCCTAACCAAATATTAGCTGCGGCCCAATCCATCGCCTATAAACTCATTACGATCTCAGCTTATACACCCGCTCTCACAGCGGCGGCTCTTTTGGCTTATAATCAAGCGGCCCAACTCTACTCAATTGCCGCTCAAACGGCTGGGTCTCTGGTGTCTTCGTGGTCTTCTCTTTTTGGAAGCGGAACACAGACCAAACAACAGATCGTGTTTCAACAGTTCTACGGGTATATGCAGTCTAGAACACTCTTTAAAGTCCAGACTCCCTGGGGTGTGTTCGAGAACATGGCAATCAAATCTCTCTCTCCGGTTCAAGACTCTGAGACCAGAATGATTACTGATTTTTCTGTTTCTTTTAAGAAGATTAGGATTGCAAAAACAACCCAATCCGCTGGCCTTGGACAAGGGTTACAAAACGCGATCTCTTCACAGCGTTTGGCTAATCAATCCAGTACCAACGTAGATAACGGTGTGAGTACAGGTACCACAGGTCCAACTGTACAAGAGGGTACGGCTACCATTCAGGCTGGAGGTCAGTAAAATGAAACTCATGCAACAAATTACAGCCGACACTCTACAAACACAGACCTTCATTTTAGACGATGGGTCGTCTTTCGTAATTCAACTTTACTTTATACCCATGCAATATTGTTGGATTATCAAGTCTTTGACCTATAATAATTTCACTCTTCAGGGTTACAGAATCACGGTAAGTGGGAATATTTTACACCAGTATAGGAACCAAATACCTTTCGGTATCGCGTGTCTTTCTAAGGCCAATCGAGACCCGTCTCAGCAACAGGATTTCTCGTCTGGGGCGGCTCAACTGTATGTTCTCAATAGCTCCGAAGTGACGACCTATAACGAGATCCTAACGGGCGTGGTGAGTGTATAAGTTTGGGAGAAACTATGAGCTTAGCATTGGGGTGGATGTTGTAGACCGTTCGGCTACAAACACCATCACGATTGCCCTCCCATTTACTATTGAATTCGATATTACTCGAAACGTCCTTACGTCGGCGAACGTTTGCCAGATCAAGATCTTCAATCTTAATGAGAAGACCAGAAATAAAATACGATTTAACTTTTTCAATACGGGCGAGTATCGACCGATTATTTTAAAGGCTGGATATGGATCGGGTGTTCTTCCTGTAATTTTTACGGGAAACATTTCTCAAGCATGGTCGGTAAGAGATGGGGTTAACTTTGTAACCACGATTGAGTGTTACGATGGGGGGTGGGCGTTTGCCACATCCAAAGCCAGAGCACAGTTTGAAGCGGGTACCATAACTAAACAACAGATTGAGTCTCTAGCTGAAACTATGAGCCAGTATAACGTATCGAAGGGCGCAATTGGAGACTACCCGAACGTATCGACCCGGGCGGCGTCATACAGTGGTAACACCATGGAGATCATCAACCAGTTGTCTGGGAATGGCGCTTACATCGATAACGGATCGGTCCATTGTCTTGGTAATAGCGAGTGTACCGAAGGGGGTATCGCCCTTATTGATGCCTCTAGCGGTCTTCTCGGAACCCCGGTTCTAGAAAGAACATTACTTACATTTGATATGCTTTTTGAGCCAGGAGTGATCGTGGGTCAAAAGATCAAACTGGAAAGCCTCACGAATAGCTCTGTCAATTCTAGCTCTATGGATTCTTCGGGTAAAACCATTAACGGAGACTACAAGGTAATTTCGATTAAACATCGAGGGACCATCTCTTCATCTATTTGTGGTGATGCTGTCACGTCGCTTGGAATGTTTTTTGGAACGTCGGAACTAACTGTTTTTGGACAAAACGAATGAGTACCCAAGATCTTCCTTATAACTTTGTCGTTGCTGATCCTGATCTTCCAGACGCTCTTCGCGCCATTAGTAAGAACATATTTCTGAATCTAAATACCCATCACATTGGAACCATCCAGTCTTTCGACGAAACGAAACAAACCGCCAAGGTAACGATCAACTATACCAAGACCTATTTCGAACAGAACAAGACGACGGGTGTTTATTCGATGGTTCAAGAAGAGTACCCCATCATGGCGGATTGTCCCGTGATCTGTTTAGGCGGATCGACGGCGGCTCTTACTTTCCCGATCCAGAAAGGGGATGAGTGTCTCGTCCTATTCAACGACCGAGATATCGATAACTGGTTTGAGGGGTCTACCACTTCGTCTCCAAACACCTCGCGCCTCCATTCATTCTCTGATGCGATCATTCTTGTGGGTGTTCGGTCCAAAGCTAAAGCGATTCAAAACTATGACACCACTCGCGCCGTCCTTCGAAATGGACAGGCTCTTGTCGGGGTGGGTCCGGTTAAAGTTAAGGTAGCTAACAACTCCACCTCCCTCAACACACAGCTTCAAAACTTGGTAACCCACATCAATAGCCTGGTAACGGCGGTCAACACGCTGGTTACCCAGACGGCAGCGATTACGGTCACCTGTGCTACTCCAGGAAACCCAAGCACAATACCCATCAACGCTGCGGCTATTACGGCAATTTCTTCCACTCTTTCAACTATCGCAACGGAGCTCTCAAACGATGCCACGGGGCTCGGAGGTTTACTCGAATGATCATCAGAAGCCTAGATTCTAACGGAGATTGGACCTTCGGGAAGGGTAAAAACGACTATTTATCTAACCAATCGGCGGCAATTCAGCTTATCGGAACACGTCTTAAGTCGTTTCTGGGGGACTGTTTTTTCGATATTTTAGGCGGTCTCAATTGGTTTAGCTACCTGGGCGCCAAAGATCAGGCGATTCTTACGCTTGCCGTCTCATCGACTATCATCAATACTCCAGACCAAGACGGCAACCAGATCGTCACGGGTCTGAAACAGCTCTCGGTAGTCTTAAATTCAGAGACAAGGAACATCACCATCGTTTATGATGGGATTACAATTTACTCATCCATTGCTGGGATATATACATTCGATTTAGGCGGGGGATAGGATGCCAAACTCAATAGGTCCAACCGGACTCACAACAGCGACACAAGCCGAGTTAGTCGCGGCGTTTACGGTGGCGGCTCAAAAGATCTACGGTTCGGATATTAACATCGCTTCTTCGACACCCGATGGCCAGTGGATTATGATTTTTATTCAAGCCGTTCTAGACGAGCTTGACCTTACCACGACGGTTAACTCGATGTTTGACCCCGACCAGGCCGTAGGTGTGGTTCTTGACCAACGCGTGGCGATTAACGGTATCCAAAGACAAGCGGGTACGTTCACAGTTACCCCGGTAACCGTGGTGAATTCCCAATCAGTGAACCTCTACGGACTCGATCAAACAGCTCAACCCATCTACACCGTTTCTGACAATGCCGGTAACCAATGGCAGCTTCAGGCCACAGTTTTGGGTCTCGCCCCTGGGTCTAATGTTCTTAGCTTTCAATCCTCGGTGGCTGGGGCTGTTCTTACGGTTCCGAATACAATCACAGTCCCTGTGACGATTGTTCTCGGGGTAACCTCTGTGAATAACCCGACGACTTATTCGGTCTTGGGAATTAACGAAGAATCAGACGCTCAGCTTCGTTTAAGACGCCGGATTTCGGTACAGCTCGCCTCCCAGGGGTACCTTTCCGGTCTTATTGCAGCACTGAAGAACGTATCGGGCGTGAGCTCGGTTTCAGTTTACGAAAACCTCTCTGGAGCCCCCAACGGAGACTCTCCAGATACTCAATACCCGGACGGTACTCCAGGCCATTCGATCTGGGTCATTATCTCAGGAAGTCCATCCAACACCGATATTGCAAACGCGATCTACACCAAGCGGAATGCGGGTTGTGGAATGCGTGGTGAAACAAGCTCGGTAGTTACTCAGGTCGATGGAAGTCCATTTACAGTTCTCTGGGACGTGGTTTCTACGGTTCCGCTCTTTATTAAGTTTACCGCCACAGCTCTTGCCGCTGGTACAGTTCCAAACATCACGGCTATTCGAAGTGGACTACCGGGAATATTCAATCCAGGTGTTTACGCGGAAGTAAACATCAATGAGTTAGCTACGCTTGTTCAACAAATTGATCCCAACACGTTGGTAACCAATGCTGGATTCAGCACTTCGGCTACTGGACCTTTTACCAATACCCTCACGCCTTCTTCTAAAAAGCTTCAATTTGTTACCTCAAGCCCCGATATCATTATTCTTTCCATGGTGATGTCCCCCGCTTTGGCGGTTGTAGCGCCACTGGGTACACAGCAGTTTACCGCGCTAGGCGGATACGGAGCCTATACTTGGACGATGGACTCTAACCCGAGTGGCGGTTCAGTGAATAGCTCGGGTCTTTACACCGCTGGAAGTACTGGAAGTGTTACCGACGTGGTTCGGGCAACGGATACTCAGGGTAACTACGTGACGGCTAATATTACGGTGACCACATGAGTAATGGCTCGGCCTACTCTCTAGTTCAATACTACGTGAGCTTGCTTATTATGCAGTATTTGAATCTCCCCAAAGCCGAAGGAACAATTGCCATGAGTGTATCTCCGGCAATTCTTCCACAAACTTCGATTGAAACCTTGGGATTCTCAGACTCCCCCGTGTCTGGATCTTTCGTTCTTAGTTATGAGGGAAACTCGACTCCGGCTATCCAATGGAATGATACCGCCGCAACGATCCAGGGATATCTTCAAGCGATCACGGGGTTGGGCGCAGTCGTGGTCATGGGGTCCATTGCAAGCGGTACTTTGACCGTTACGTTTAATGGGGTTAACCCTCCCGCAGCTCTCTTGGTGGTTTCTTCGAATACTCTAGGTGTGGCCATCGTTGTAAATACGGCAGATATCACGCTCCCCTTTGCCATCCAAAACGCTTACAACCTGACCGGCCCCAATCTAGCCGTGGGTGTTCAGTTGGATATTTTCGGGAAGTACGTGGGAGTAATCCGAACGGGTTACGGTTTCCAGGGCCAGCCCATTACTCTAGATGACGCGGATTTTATTTCGCTCATCAAAATGGCTATCCTTAAAAACAATGCCGGATCATCGCTTGCCACCATTCAACAACTGGTGTTTCAATCCTTTCCCAATGAGTTTCTCGTATTTGATGAAGCCGATATGGCCATGAGTTTTTTTATTAACTCGTCCCTGGGAAGCCAAAACTTGGTACAGCTCTTCGTCACAGAGGGTCTACTTCCTAAACCGATGGGCGTTCAAATCTCTTCGATTATTTACTCGCCTTTTATTAATCAATTTTTTGGTTTCCGTACTTACGAATTCCCGGGCGCGAATAACAGTCCATTCAACACTTATGAAGCTTATGATACTAATTGGCCGTGGCTCGTCTACGAAGACGCGGTTATCTAAAGGGGTATAGACGATGGCAAAAATTACACGAAAACTAGCTAAAATATTCGGGATTAATTCCGCTTATCACCAAATGGGGGTTTTTGGGAGTTTGGCGGCGGGTAGTCCGGCGTGGTCCACAGACCCCACCACAGTTCAGAGTTTAGCAAATTGGCTCGACGGTTGGTATTCGGCGGTACTCGGGAACAACAGCCCGGCCATCGAAGATATGAACGCGGTCTGTTTTGTGCTGGCCTATCAGATTGCATACCAGATGCAGCAGGGGGTCCCCGAGTGGGACAGCGCCACGGCCTATTTTGTGGGATCTTTGGTGAGCGACGGAAGTGGAAACATTTTTAACTGTATCGCGGACAACACGGGTCAACCGCTTACCAATAGTACCTACTGGATCGTTCAAGATTCCCAAGGCGCCGTAGTTAATTATACTTCGGGGACCTATGTTTTAGCCGCCACTTATGGGGTTAACTACATTGTAGGCAATACCGGGGTGGGGAATATTAATTTGACTCTTCCTGATACGGGGGCCTGTGTTGAGGGAACGGAGTTTGTTATTAAAAATCTGAACAGTGGAAGCGGGAATTCTATAGTTCTTAGTGCGCACGCGGGTCAATATGTTGATTTTCAAAACCCTTACGGGACTAACTTAGCTAATGGTGACTCAATCCGGGTCAAGAAAACAGGTGGAGCATGGATCGTTATCTAAAGATTTTAATTGGTCTACTGATTGGGACAAGCGTTTCTCAAGCTAGTTTCATTATTCCGAACGCATCCATTACTGGTGCCAAGGTGGTACCCCAGACTTTGACTCAAGGTCTTTTAGCCCTTCGCCCCACCGGGTCCACGGCAGCGGCGGGGGGTGTTGCGATTAGTACTAGTTCGGGATCTTTTTCAACTTCTAGTTCTTCGTTTGTTTCCGTAACGGGGCTATCAATTAATCTGACCACCACGGGGCGCCCGATTTTTGTGGGTCTTATCCCAGACACCTCGGGATCGGCTGGTGGTATTCAGGTCAACCGATCAACTTCGGGAAACGCGACCGCGTTTGGTAATTTGAGGCTGTTTAACACCACGACTTCGACCTCTTTTGTTACCCAGATTTTAAACGGCTCCTCGTCCACCACTTCGATTAGCTTACAGGTTCCCTGTAGTGCCGCATTCTCAATCGATTTCCAGCCCGCAGGTACTTACAATTATAGACTTGATGTGACTGCTTCCGGGTCATCTGGGAATTTCATGGTGACTAATTGTCAGCTTATTGCCTACGAACTATGAGGTAAAGTGTCATGGATGACGAACGCTCGGCCCGATTAGAAGAACAGGTGAAAGCGATGAGAGAAGATCTTCACGACTTAAAGGCCGATGTAAAGTCTCTTTTGGAATGGCGATGGAAGCTTTATGGCGTTACGGGATTTATTGCTTTCGTGGTTACGGTCGGCGTGGAAGCCATCGCCCGGGCGGTCAAGTAAGATGCTCACCACGGCTGATTACATGGGTTTATACGATTCTTGTGTTGTCAAAAGCGCGGTCGACCTAGACCACGTAGTACAGACGGCTATTGAGAACGAAGTCATCTATCAATCGGTGGGAATACACGTCAACATTCCTTGGCCAGTAATCGCTTGTATTCATTTCCGCGAGTCAAACCAGAATTTCAAAAAACACCTCCATAACGGTGACCCTCTTACCGCAAAGACTGTCCACGTACCCGCAAACAGACCGGCGTTTGGTTCGGCTCCATTTACATGGCAAGAATCCGCCATGGATGCCTTAACCGGTCTCTGGTACCCGCGTGATTGGTCCATCGCTTCGTGTTTGGAATTCATGGAGCGGTATAACGGGATCGGATACCAACGCCACGGTCTCAACACGCCTTACCTCTGGGACTATACGAATCACTACACGTCGGGTCTTTTTACTTCGGATGGTAAGATGGACTTGAGTGCTAAGGAGTCGCGGCCAGGAGCGGTTGCGATCTTAAAAACAATGGAAGCGAAAGGAGTCTCGCTTGAATTTTCCAGCCTGGGTCTCTCGGGGCCTACACTCGGTTGAACACTGGGTCTTGCTTTCGGGCGTGATGGTGTGGCACCATTGGGAGCGCATAGCGGAAACCAGGTTCATTCAATATATCAAGGGAGAAAAGAAGATGGAAAAAGATATCGCTTTAGGTACTGCGGGTAAGCTTGAACTGATCATTTCTGGAGGTAAAGCCACGATTAGCGCCCAAGCCGCTGCGGACGGTGGGGCTCTATCGGTGAGCGCAAGCGTTGTTGGCGATGCTGGAATGTTGATTGATCAGCTTGAAGCAATCGTTGCGAAAGCCGTTCCCGCGACGGCTCCCATCGACGCGGCGATCTTCGCTGCGATCAAGTCTGCTGTCATGGCCATTCAGTAGACAATTCCCATTACCACAACCACAGGAACGCCGGGGAAATGGATTTCTCCGGCGTTTTTTATTTCCGACACGTTTCTTCGTGGATCTTCAATTGGAAGTTAGGAAAACAGGTCAAGTTATTGATCTGGTCAATTGTCGGAATGTAGTCTTTCCCCTTCGAATCAAAACACATCACTCCGGGGCTACCCGAGACCAACCAACAGGTGTCCATCGCCTGGAACACTCTTGGCGAAGCACACCCATTAAGAAGAAGCCATAAGAGACTGAAGAGCCAAGTGCGCATTTTTTAATTCCTCGGGAGTTTTCGCTTGGGCCAACGCCAAAAACGTGGCGTCGAATTTCGCGGTGTCTAGGTTTCGTTTCACGGTAAGATCGGCAATCACCTTGATGATGATCTGTTCGATAGAAGATCGAATATTGGGGTCGGCCAACATCGCCGAAATAAGACCTGTGAGAATAATTTCTAATTCTGGCATACTTAACTTGCTCCGGTAACGCTCAATGGTAGAGCTAGCTTGAACAGTGTCCTAGGCACCAAGCTGAGTGCGGGTTCGAGTCCAGCCTGGAGCACCTTAATAGTCTTCATGTATCCCCACGTGGTTGTGCTGACAGTGCGGACAATCGCGCTTCGCCCGGTCGAACGACTCGTCGAGCTCATCACCTCTCCACCAACGAATGAATCGTTTGAACCAGTTCATCGGTTGACCTGGGGCACGCAGCTACAT